CTTTTTAGGCCTTTTACCTATTACTCTTCTTGTTCTTCTAACCTCAGGTTGAAATCTTGTAGTATTCAATGAAGCTTTCTCTTCACCCGGCATTTCTTGTACAACACCTGTATCACCTTCAGCAACAGCATTCATATTTAAAGGTCTGAGATAAACGTTATGTGAATCGTCAGAGTCAAGTCCTAAACTTCTTCTTGCTTCACCAATGGTAACAAATCCACCTTGAACACCAGAGTTCATTGTCTTGACTAAATCACTTCTATCTCCTTGTAGAGCTCTAACCATATCTAGGTCATAACCAGCAGAAAAATTAAAATTATTATCTTCAAAATCTGTATGAAGTAATTGATGTGTTAGTTCAGCTGCAACTGCACTCCACATTGGAATCATTTTTTGTTCTGTGAAAAATTCTCTAAGTTCTTTTGTATTGTTATAAGTAGCTGCATCTAAACCAGCACCAAGTCCAGCTAATATTGCTGGAACACCTAAAACAGATGAAACTCTTTCTTCTGGTAATCTTCTTAATGTTTTTAGATTCAACTGTTCTGGTGTAAATGAAACTACATCTACATCCATTGCACCTGTCATAATCATTGGTGCACCTCTATTAGCTCCAGAAAATTTAGATTTGAAAGCTTGTGCTATTGCTTCTGCTTCTTCTCTTGAAGGACCGCCCATGGTGTCATCTTTTGGACTTAAGATAACACCCGGTACAGCCATGTTGTGCAACAATGCTACAGCGAATTGTCCCGCTGCTTCATCACCAGCAAGTTCTCTCATAACAGAACGTAATGGTGAAAAACCTCTTCTATGGTCATCAGGGTCCATTCCTTGTCGTATATGAACCACATTTTCTCTTGGTAATTCTACATATTCATCTTGAAAAGCATTTTTCTTTTGAACTGCATAATATTCGTAATGAGTAATAAGTTCTCTTTCGTTACCCCTGACTTTTACATAACTTGGCATCAAAGGTACAAGCTGAACTACTTGACCTTGATTATTTTTTACTTTTAGTAAGAAAGCATCACCATGTGCTGATAATGAAGTTACTAAATAGTGTGATAGAACAGCTCCTGATATAAATTCATTTGGCCTAGACATAAGTATTTCCATAGGATGATTGTTTACTTCTTGTCTTCCGTTTTCTGTCTTTTGATAAATCTTAAGTGGTGCTTCAGCAAAAGAAGTTGCTAAAACATTTATACAAGCTACAACTGCTGAGTTTCCAAGACCATCACCCATTTCTTCAATGAGTTTGTCTGGAAAATATCCTGATGTTGTATTGTAGCCAAATACAGAACCTTGAACTTGTTCGTATTTATCTAAAGGTCCTCTTTTTAAATTTAATCTTTCAGGTGGTTTCTGTAAATAATCTACAGCTCTTCTATAAAAACTTTTATTTTCAGCCATTTAGTAAGCTTCCCATTTTCTTTTAGTTGCACTATTTAGGCAAGCATACGCCAAAGTATCCACGATATCGTCGTGAGTCCCGACTGGAAAAGTTAATAATTCTCTTTCTACTTCTCCAACCCATTCTTCATCCTTTGGAAAGTATACCAATCCTCTTTCCATCTTAGCAGACAAAGGAAGTGCCCGTGAACGCTTGTCTTTATCAGCTCTTAGTTCTTTTATTCTAAGACCCTCTCTTCTAGCAAATTGAACGATTGCTAGTTGATATCCAGTCTTTTCTATGCCAACCCATTCAAGATTATGAACACCTATCATTTTTTTAATTGCAGGTACAATATCAGGTGCTTCAAGTCTTTGTCTAAGCATATCTAACATAAATAATCTATCAGATTCAAGATGGTGTCCAAATACAGATATAACTGTATAGTCAGCTGATTCTTTAGTTGATGCTGCTAAATCAACAGTAGCAAACCTTACTAAATCTTTATTAATATCAAATTTTTCTTTTTCGCACCAAATAGAACCTACACCAAGTTTGTAATAGTTGAACCAATGACTTCTAAACATCTGAGCACCTTCTGATATAAATTCAGCTAAATACTCTTGTGCAAAAACTAATTCACCTAATTCTTCTCTTGCAGATTCAACTTCTTCTGGGTCGATAATAGGATTTGCTACAGTTGGATATTGAAATCTAGCCCAGTCCTCTGCTGTTTCTGCTTTTTCCCACAATTTAAAAAACCAATTATCCATTCCTATTGGGGTAGATATAAATAAAGCAGAACCTTTATTTTCTGTAAGTGTAGGTCTTAGAACTTCTGTCCAAGTTTCTTCTCTAACAAAAGCTGCTTCGTCCATGACAAGAAAGTTAAGGCCCTCACCACGAAGTCTTTGAGGATTATCTGCAGATTTTACAGCTATTGAACCACCGCCGGGAAATGTAACCGTCATATCACCGACTTTTACATCTACACCAGATTCTTTTGGAAATACCGAAGCTGCTGCAACTACATCACGCCAACCAACTCTTGCAATAGAAAAAGTAGGTGCAACCCACCAAACTCTTCCACCAGCTAAAGCTTGCTCTATACAAAGTTGTACACCTAATCTTGATTTACCAAATCTACGACCTGCACAAAGTATCTTCCATCTTGCAGGATTATCTCTTACTGTTTGTTGAGCTTCATGTAATTCAGGAAAGTCAATAACAAAAACTTTTTCTTTTTTTTCAGCAACATCTTCAAGAATGTCTCTTGGCATATTATTAGAATAGCAGTAAAATATTAAGTATATAAAGAGACTCTCTCTCTTTTATACGTTAAAACCCTCAGTTGTGGCCTGAGGGTTTTTACTTTGAAAATCAAGACTTCTTAAATTTTCTGCGTATGTATCTATATATTTTATAAAAAATACCTTTGTAAGCATTTTCAAGAAAAAATAAGTTTAATATCAATTCAGACCAAACAATATCTGTGGTTGAATCGTTTATATTTTTTCTTGACCACCTAATGTGACCTTTGATTTGGTCAACTAAGTATTTCTTTGCGACTTTGAAACTTTTAAACTTCCAAAGACTTACAAAAAATATATTTAAATGTGAAAGCCAAGTTCTTTGCTCCCAGCTGATATGTCCATACCAAAATCCGGGTTCACTACCATTGTGTGAATGTCCGTAGAATGGATGTAAAATATCTGGGTTATTTAACCAGCTTGCAAATTTGTGTGCATGCTTGTGGCATAATCTTATGTATTTTGGATTTTCACCAAAAGTATCAGTAAAGTCTGCATAACCACCTTCTATTATTAGGTCAAGAGCACCTTCGCCATTAGGCTGTTGTGATTGCCACTTGCAAGATTTGACTGCACAAGTTTCTGTTATGTAATTGTATTCGGTTGACATGGTTTCCCCTTTATATTGTCTAACTTCATCTCTATATCAATTAGCTCATTGATAATTTCTTCTCTCCTGTCAACAAGCCGTTGGGTTTCCTCATCTAACCATTTGGTTTCTTTGTAGAACATTGTTCTCCTTTGTGGAGCTGGAGGGAGTCGAACCCTCGTTACTTTATTTAAATCGCCGGATAAAAATAAAGTCTAACCACTCAGCCCCAAAAATTGAGACTACCAACTCAGCATGGGGCATTGTTGATAGTCTCAAATCTATTAAGCTTTAGCTAACCACTCTTCTAGAGTGTACTTAGCTACATAGTCGCCTTTCCAGTCTGGACATGGACGGCTATAGTACTCTCCATAATATTGATGGGCTGTTCTTGGCTGGTCACAAGCTTTACAAACTATTTGACCTCTAAGTCTAGTTTCTTTTGCTTTAGCTCTTTTATCAGCTTCACCATCGGTTAACTTTTCTGAAATCACTTTTGCTGATTTCTTTACAAGCTTATCTCCAACAATGTCACCCATAGAATTTCTAACTCTAGTTCTAATTCTTGGATAAATACCATTGCTAGGTGTAAAGTAATCTATAACATCTTGTTCTGAATCAGCTTCCACTGTCACAATCTTATGTTCAATTATCTTTACTTGATATTGATTCTTGTATATTTTTGGTTGTCTTTTCATATTGTTGCCTTTCGGTCAGAACTACTAAGACTTTCTTAATAGTTATAATATAATTATACCACACTTGATTTTATTTGTCAAGTTAATTTATAATTAATCTTCTTGTGGAGTTGTCCACATATCAATAGTGTATGTAAGTCCACTATCTTTAAGTGCATCTTCCACAATCTTTACTGCCTCTTCTAATTCAGTAGATGCAATAAAAGTAAAGTCCACTGATAAATCAGACATTGCCCTTTTTGGGTCAGTATCTTCAAATTGATATATTCCGTGGTCTATTACGTCTTCTATAGTGTTTTCATTATCCATTATTTCACTTCCTTAATTTGTTACTATTTCAGTATATCATATCTTATAAAATTTGTCAAGTTATTAATAAAAAAATTTTTAACTAAAACTATCGCCGCATCCACAAGTTCTTGTTGCATTTGGATTATCAATAGAGAATCCAGAATCCATAAGACCTTCTTTGTAATCTAAAATAGAACCTTTTATGTGTGGCAGACTTTGAGAATCTATCCCAACTTCCACACCTTCATAAGATTCGAATATATCATTATCAAACTTATCTGTATCAAAAAACATTTCATAAGACAATCCAGAACAGCCACCCGGCTTTACTGCCATTCTTAAAAAACTTTCTTCACCTTCTACTTGTTTAAGTTCTAAAAGTTTTTTTACTGCACTATCTGTAACTAATACAGACCTTGATGATTTTATTTGTAAGTTCATAAATTAATTATACCAAACTTATTTTAGATACGACTCTCCGAAGAGAGTCGACGATGGGAGGGTATCGGTGAGCGTGAATGAGTTGCCTCAATCACAACCGACATACTATGTATTATACCCTCTCGTATCGTCCCTATAACTTGGTTGCCCAAGCTACGTTTTAAATTTCTGAATCGAAACTGACAATGTCTTCAATTATTTCTTCAAGTACAATGTCATTATTATCTAAGTTGATTAAAAATATTCTGTAGGTTTCTTCAAGTGCACCTTGTTGGTTCAACCATTGAGCATGTTCGTTTGGATGTTTGAGTTTTGATGGCTCACTAAGTTTATTAATAAATATTAAACTTTCTAATTCATAAAGCTTCATAAGAATTAGTTCTGCTTTAGTAGGTTGGTCACTTTTGTCCCAAGAACCATCTAAAACTCTAAATTCAAAATCCATTATTCCTCTTCTAATAGTTGTTCTATAAGATTATCTAAATCTTTATCGTCAAATCTCATTATATCTTCTCTAAAGTCCAAGGCTGTCATGAGTTTATCATTAAGCTCATCAAAAGATTTTTTGAATCTTTCCATATTTTTTTTTCTTTCTTCTAATTCTTGAATTAGTTTTTCTGCATTTTTATTACGCTTTTTCTTTTTTTTAAAAAAAGTCCATTTATTAAAATGGCGGTTCATCAGCTCCACTTTCTACTGGTTGAGGAAACTCATCTTCTCTCATAAATCTAGATTTGGTTTGAATTCTATGCTCATAAGCATCAAGACCTTTTTCTTTTATATTTCTTTCAATAATAGATTTGGCATGCTTCTCATCAAATCTTTTCATTTCACCATCATTTCTAAAAGTAATATAGTCATCACCAAAATCACGAATTTCTATTTCACCAGTGATGGCAAATGTAACTTTTACTACTCTTGCATCAACCATTATTCCTCCTCGATAACTACTGGACCTAAGTCCATATGACCATTTATAGATAGTCCCATTTGTGGTGGTGCAAATTTAATATCTTCAGTGGCCATTTTTCTTGCAGTATCCAAGTCTGGAGCAATGTATTGCCTCTGACCTATGAACTGTATGTTCCATGTATGTAATTTCATATATTCTCCTATCGTCTAGTGGTAGTAGAGGGTTTCGCTCCCATCGAGTCTGCTTACAGGGTTGAGTTTACTAACCCGAGTAATACCTAATTACCTACTACCGTAATATTTTACCTTATTCCATCAAATAGTCAAGGACTGATAAAACATATCCTTTATCAGCAAACATTGCTCTAGATATCAAATCAGCAGCATCGTCACTTAACTCTGAGTCTTCATCTCTTTTTTGCGGAAGTTTAGCACTTGTAATTCTTTCTCTAATATCTTCTAATACATAAAAAACGTCTGCAACTGTTACATGAACAGCTTCTTCACTACCAAAGATGTCATTTGACTTCATTACAGTTCTTACTATCTCAGTCATAATCTCTTTGATAGCAAATTGCATTGTCATTTTTTCATCATCATAATTCCACAATGCAAAATAACCATGAGTTCTTTTATCAAAGTCTGTTAGTTTTCTAATACCTGTGCTTTGATACAAACCAATCAAGCTTTGTGTAAACTCTTCGCCGTTGTATTTATCTTTCTTAATTATTTCGTCTTCAAGTTCTAGAGAATCAATTTTCATTATGCAGTTTGTAATACTTGCTTCTAACCATTCTGCAAAATTTAATGTATTGAAAACATTGTCATCATCTTTAAATTCAACAGAAAACATTCTGTCAGGTTGTTGAAGTCGCCAAAGATTTTTTTGTAATTCATTTAAAACAATTACAGAATTATCTTTTGCTTTCAAACTGATATAAAAACTCATTGCATCCTGTACGACATCAATTTTATCGCCTGCAATATCGTGTATAAATTTATCTCTCATTCTTCCTCATAATCTGGTAAATCTTTTTCTGATTGAAGCTTATTCCTATATTGTAACAGTTCGTCCTGTTGCTTTTTATCAAGATTCATCTTGTTCATAGTCCAGATAAATCTCTCTCTAGTCATTGGTTCTGGCTTCATGTTCATTTGGGTTTGGGTAAGAGTAGATTCTGCTTTTGTTCTTTCTGCATAACAAGGTGGAACATTTACATTTGGTGTATTTAAACACCACTCAGTAAAAATTGGATTACCTATCTCGTCATACTCCCAACCCCAATCAACAAAGTCATGATTAGCTCCTGCAACACATTCAGAGTATTGACCTTTGGCCGCTCTATCTGCTTGAGCTTTGCTCATTACTTGTGTAAATCCTAGTTTGTTACACATTCCAATAATCTGTGATGAGTTTGGTGCATAAGACCTACCCTCACTGTGTAACTTGATTAATGCTTTTTGAATATCATCGAATGACCAATATTGTAAATCTGCAAACATTGCTTTGATGTAAGTCTCAGACCATTCGCTAGGTGCGTCTTCACCTTTTGTAAATCTAACTGATAGCCACTGAACACACTCAACCCATTCATTCCAAGATAATCCGACACCGATGATGTTTGTAACATTACTAATGTCTTTACTTGTATCGACTGAGTTAAGTGAATCGCCTAAAGCTACAAGATTAGAATCATCATATGGATTATCATTCATAATCTCTCTCTCCTTAAATTGTCGATGAATCGATTATATTATATTAGAACTTATCTGTCAAGTATTAATCATCGCCGGGAAAATTTGGATTTCCTCGATAAGGTTCTTCGTATCTAGATTCGTATAAGTCTTCCATAGTCATGTAGATTCTTTCAGAAACTTCAAGCATCACAACAATGCCTTTTTTTACTAGCCACTTGTATGGAGCAGAAAAAATTTTATCTTCTATCTCAAGAAACTTTTTCCACATTACTCTTCTTCTTGGATAGCGAAACCATTTAGGTCTTCTAAAATATCTTCATCGGTCAGACCGTAAATTTTAAATATATCTCTCATTCCTCTTCTTCCATATATAAATCTATTTGTTCTACAAAGTAGTCATCTACTGTTTTACGCTTTTTCATAAAGACACACATCGCAGATGATTAGAACATCGCTTGGTAAAAGTAAATCACCACACTTTTTACAAAACTGTTCTGTTATTTCCATCTTTAATATTCTATCACTCTCTATTGTTATATGCTTTTTATTAATAGATATAGTTAATGGTTATAGTTTTAGTATATCTGACGGACTACCGTTGTATAAAATATGAACTACCGTAGTCTAAATATTGAACTACCGTAGTATATCTCTTAAACTACGCAAGATATAGTAGTATAAATACTGAACTACCAAATATAGGTGGTATAACACATAAACTACTACATATAGTGGTATACTGAAAGTAAGCTAAAAAGCATGTTTATCACAAACATCATTTAGCCTCCTTTCTGT